TCGCCAATGTCGACTAACGCCAAGGTTTCGCGTTGCGCGTTTGTAAGCATTAAATAATCGGTTTGCACGGCGTTAAACGTGGCTTCGGGTTCGCCAACTAATAGGTAGTTTGCCAGGGTAAGCGCGCTTGCGTCGTTGTGTAAAAGGCTGTTAGTAATGCTTACATTTTGAATAAGGTACTTAGCCTGGCTTGCCAAGTCGTCGGCTACTTCGGGGCTTGTAGCGCCTAAGTGTTGAATACTGGCCCTGTTTACTATTAAGTCGGCGTTAAAAATAATGCCCAAACTGTTATACGGTATGTTTGTGCCGTCGTCGTGAAAGTCTGCAACGCTACCCGAAATGGTATTACCAATGCGCGGTTGGCTAGTTATATCGCCAGTCCTCGACATAAAAATACGGCCCTGTTCGGCAGCCTGTATTTGGTCTATGTACGCTTTAACGTTCGTACCTTCGGCAATCGTGTAGGCAGCTGCCCCGCCCAATGTTTGGGTACCTGTTTCAATGTCACGCGTTAAAGCCGGATAAGCAACTTCGGGCAAGTCCAATACAGCCGATAGGCGGGCACTCGATAACTGTTCGGATACGTTAAATTCGGCTAACGCTGTTTGGGCTAGTAAATAGAAATCGTCGGCACAATAAACGCTAACCGTATTTTGGCCGCCTAGTTCGTAGTTGTAGTCGTAGTTAACTATCTGCCCAACAAACAACGTTATAAACGTGCCTACGCCGTTGTATCTGCCAAACGATACGCGCCGTAATGGTGCCAAGGTAAATTGCCCTGCAGGGTCTACGTACGGGCTAGACGAATACAACGGGTTTAAGGTTCCACCGGCTAGGTCGTCGTTTAAATTGAACGACATAGTACCAGCGCTAAATTGGTCGCCTACATCACGGCGCCCGCGTTTAATGTTTACGTTTGTCGAGTATTCCAGCATTGGTGCAAACTCTGTCGTACCGTCTAACACGTACTGGGTGCCGTCTAATACGCCGCGCGTTGCGTCGTCAAGGGTAAACGCGTCAAGCAAAAAACCTGTATCTATAAACAGTTCGTAGTTGCCGCTTTCAATTACTGACGTAGCCATTAGGCAATACTTATATTTGCGGGGCCTGCAGCCCTGTTAAATGCGCGGATATTGTTTATAATTTCTTCGCCTGTTTGTGCGTTTGCCATGACGCCTTCTACGTTTATGTTGTAGGTATCGCCTGCAGATTGTCGCCGTACGTCTTGGCTTATTGGTGCGGCAACTGGGGCGCTAACGCTGTTTGTTACGCGTGTTACTACTTCGTTAACACGTACTGTTATGTCGACTGTGCGCGCCAGTTTGTTTGCTAAGGCATCCATTTGTTTCATCATTTTTGGGGTTAATTTATCTATTTCGGCTTGTAGCCCGTTAACGGTTTTTTGGGCTTGGTCTACGCCTACTTGGTACCAGGCCGTAGCGGCGTTTAGACCTACCTTTTCGGCTGCCATGTTGGCGCTATCGACTAGGGCGTTAGTTTCGTCTATTGCGGTTTTGCCGCCTTTTACTAGTTCTTTTGCTATGGCCGCGCCTGCGTCGCTACCAGCTGCTAAAACGGCTTTAAGGCTGTCTTGCGATAGACCAAGGTTTAACGCGTGTTGTACGTCGTTTGAATAGTCTTTAATGCCGTTTACTTGGTCACGTAGCCCGGATAGAAACCCTTTACCCGTGTCCTTGCCTGCGTCTTTTGCGTCTTTAAAACTAAACGCCTCCATTAAGCCTTGGGCTACTGTTTCGGCGTAATCGGTCAACGCTTTTTTAGCGTCGTTTAACGCGCTGTTAGCGTCTTTTAACGCTTCTTGTAAACCTTCTTTAAGTGATTTTGCGTAGTCGTAGTTGGCTTTAGTTGCTGCGCCTGTGTTTTTGTCTAAGTCGTTAAATGCTTTTATGCGTTCTTTAAGTTGGTCTGCGGTAAGTTCAGGCCCGATAAAGCCTTTAGGCCCCATAAGTGAACCAGTAGCGCCAATAGTGCCCGCTGTAGTTAACGTTTGTTGATTTAGTAAATCGCTTTCTTTACGCGCTGCGTTCATCTTTTTGGTGTATGCAGCAAACGCCGCTACGCCTGCAACTACAGCAATAATTCCAATGCCTGTCGATATTTGTACCGCCGTAAATGACGTTGCTAGGGCATAGTTAACGGCTGTTGTAATAATGCTTGCGGCTTTCCATAACATCATGGCGCCCTTAGCCAAAACGATTGCACCTGCAACGGTGCCAATAGCGGCAACAAACGCTATAAACGCGTCGGTATTGTTGCCAATAGTTGTAGCAAAATTAACTAATACAGGTAGCACGGCTTCAAGTATCGGTAGAAACGCTTGCCCTATAGATACTTTAGCGTTGGCTACTTGGGCTGCTAATATGCGTTGCTGGTTTGCTGCACTTCCAGCGGTTTCGCCAAAATCCCCTTGCGCGTCTGTTGTCTGTTGCAAAATAAGTTTTTGCGTAGCCAAGATTTTTGCTTGTGCGTCTAACGCGCCGTTTCCGTCATATAAACCCATTTTCATAGCCTGGGCTTTTACCGCTGCGTCGTTTAGTAAAACGTTGTATTTTCGTATTGGTTCGCTTTCGCCACGTAATGCGGCGCCCAACGCTAGAGCTACGTCGGCAGGGTTGGCATTGTGAAAACTTGCTAGGTCGCCCGATAATGTGACCATTTGCGTAGAAAAGTTAGATAGGTCTGTACCTGCTAACCCTGCGGCTTTACCAAACGAACCCATAGTACCTGCAGCGTCTAACGCGGCTTGTTTAGATAAACCCAATGCTTGTGCTGCTGTATCTGCAAACGCTTTTATTTCGGTAGACGCTTCACCAAAAATAATGTTTGTTTTATTTATAGTTTCGTTAAAGTCGCTTGCGGCTTGTGCAGCTTTAAAACCGCCTGTAACAATGGCACCAAACGCTATAGCGGCAGGTACCGCCATTTTGTTTATAGCGAACGCCGCTTTATCTGACGCTTTAGTTAAATTTTGAAATTCTTTTATGGCGGCTTCGGCGCCCTTGCCGTTAAACGACGTAATAATCGGTATGTTAATTGCCATAATTAACCTCTAGTTTTCGGTTTGTCATCGCCATAACTTCGGCCACAATGTCAACTACAACGGCTTCGACTGCCGGGCGTGCGATGTCTACAGCGGGTTCGCTAGCGCGTGGATTAAATGAACCGCCTACCTCTAGGTTGCGTACAAACGCGCCACGGGTTTTAGCGCCTGCATGGTCCCAAATAGCGCCTGCAGCGTCTTTTTGTCTAAGGCTTAACAACTGGTACGGTTGTGCTTTAAAGTCAACTACTTCACCCGATTTAAACTTTACGCTGCGTTCTTTTTTGCCGCTGCGGTTGGTCATAATTTTAAACCCAGCGCTAGCCATATCGCTAGACCATTTCGTACCTTCACGGCCTTTAATAAGGTTGCCGCGCCCCATGCCGCTTAACGGTGGTTTAGTAGGGATTAAAGAACGTGCAGCTACTAAAACAGGGTCGCCCGCTTGTTTAACTTTCTTTAACATTTCTTTAGCGTATTCGGGTTCAATTTCTTTAAGGGTTGCTACCGCTTGTTTAACGCCGTAAATATCCATTGTTGTTGATATGGCCATAGCGGTTACTTTCGTTGCTTGTTGTTGTCTGATAATACAGCAACGACGGTAGCCAAATCGTCTATGTCAAAAGGTATAGACGGGGGCCACCACGAAATCGCTACCAGTAGTTCGCACAACTGGCGCGCGTGGGTGCCCCTTAAATGGGGTTTGCGGTCTCGGTATCGACTACTTCAATATTCGTAAGTCCTTTTACGAACGTATCAAATTCGCTAGGAACAACAATTTTATTTATTTTAGACGCCTCATACGCCATAAATGCTAAATCCTCAACGCCAATACCTAACGCCATGTCTGACGCTTTACGTTTAAATTTGCGTTCCCACAAAATTATTACGTACAGGTTTGTTACCACCTCATAGGCGGTGTCGGCTGTTTCTACTTTTAGCGTAAGTTTCATTGTCTGCCTTTTGTGTCGGGCCTTTTCAGGCGGTTAATTAAACTTCTACGACGCTATAAACCCCGCCGGTGAAAACCACCGAAATTTGGCCAAGGGTGCCCAGGGCCATTTCGTATGGTAGGGCCTCCAAGTACGCCCCGGTTAGGGTCATGGTTGGATTGGTTGCGGTGCCTGGGCTTGTTGCGCTTGATGACCAAGAAACGGTTGTTTGTGTACCGACCAACGATTTAAGCGTTGCGTAAGTTTCGGAAGCTGCAAACGATAGGTACAAGTCAAGCGACAACGTAGAGTTTTCTAGGCCTGCGGTATAAACGCGGGAACCTGAACCAAACGCGGTACTTTCTAGGGCTTCAATAGTGCGCGTAAAAGTAAGGCCGTGGCATTGGTCCTGCAGCGAAACGCTATTAACGGTTACGTTTGGTGATGATAAATAAGTACTGGTAGCCATTGGGTTTACTCCTTGTTTGTGTCTGTCTTAGTTTTAGCACCTTTTGGCGCTGTCGTGGGGGATTGAATAATAAAACCGCCTGCTACCAGCGCGTCGACATTAACGCCGTCTACTGGTTCGTAAGTGTCGCCGGGTGTACCGATACGGGGGCTGACTATTTCGTATTTCATGTTGCACCTATCTTAGGCGGTTGCCTGGGTTTGTAGGGTTATGGTCAAATCGTAGGCGGGTAATTCGCTGCCGCCAATTAGCGCAATAGTTGGGCGCCCGTCGGTTACGCCAATTTTTTTAGTAATGACCTTGCTAGCCAAGTTAAGTAGTGACCGTTGCGCGTCAAGGTTGCCAGGCCCCAGCGTAATTATGCGTATTGGAAAAGTCATTTCTACGACGTTGTTTGAATACACGGTAAACGTAGGGGCGTCTATAAACGCACAAGGCGGTACAAGGTTTCGGGGGTCTGTAACTACCTGTAGCCCTGTAATGGTCGTTAAAGAGGCTGCTAAGTCGTCTAGCGCCTCATTAAACAGGTCTGTAAAAGCAACAGGCATTAGGCAACCTGCGGGCGTGGAATACCTAAAAGTTGTTTAATCATTGGCGACAAGCCGACGCTGTTACCTGCAGGCAGGCCGTCAAAACTGGCAAAATCTGTTACCGCGCCACGCTGTCGATACAGAAAACCACCATAGGCAATAGTGCCCAGGGTGACGCTGTCGCTTGGGCTTGTTGCTTTTTGGTCTATGTAGCCGCTTTCTAAACGTCGTTGAAAACAAAAAGCGTTTGAAGCTGCCGCGCATTGTGTAAGAAAAGTTGTATCGAGTGCCGACGCGGTGCCAATACCTAGCCAGTCCTCAATCTGTCCGGCTGTAACCCAAGTACAAGCAATAGTACCCAGCGTTACGGTTCCCGTTGCCGTCGTGCGCGTAACGTCTGCCGCTGTTTTTGCGTACAAAATTTGAAACGGTACGGGCACCTCATAATTAAAAAGTAAATCGCCCTCGTCGTCTACGCCAATAAACAAATATTCGGGTACAGCGTAAACGGTGTAGGTACCGTTAAAAGTTGCGTCAACGCCTGCAATAACAATAGACGCGCCTACGTAAACTTCGTTAGGTGTAAGCGTTTCTAAAACTGCGTAATTGTCTAATAGCGTTTTATGCGCTACTTGATATACCTGCGTCATGGCGGTTAGGCCGCCTTTCGGTTAAACCAGTTTGCAGAACTTGGTTGCGTCTGCCATGAAAGCGGCAGCGTAACCACGGTATGCAATAGTGCGGCCCAGGGTGCTAGGTACGTCAACTGAAATGGCGCCCTTCTGCTGCTCATAAAATTCAAAACCAGCAGCGTTACCTGCAGCATGACCTATAAAGGCTGTATCGGCGGCCATGTTCTTGTCAACTACTAAAGTCAACCCAAGTGGGGTGCCGTTCCATGACGTCGCGGACTGTGTGCCCAGGGCGTTCATAGCCATCATGTTTGGCGCGCCAACAAATGGAAACGCTGGGGTTCCGTCTGTTGAAGTCAATTTACCCAAGCGGTACCAAGTCGTAGGGTCAACTACGAAATGGGTTGGCAGGTAGTTGCTTGTGCTTGAAATTTGGTAAGCCGCGCCGTAAATTGCTGCGAGCCAGTCGCCAGGCTTTGTTTTATCGGTGACGGTTTCCGATTGCACAATGGCGGCGTAGCAAGTATCTACGGCGTAGTTGTCGGTGGCTTGGCCGTAGGCGATTGCTAACTGGTTCAAAACGATATTTACCGAATTTGGGTCTGTCCAGTCCATATCTTGTTCGGACATGGTCACAAATGTTCCAAAAGTAAGTTTAGAAATATCCGTGTTGGACACGGTGACAGTCGACGGGTCAAGCGCGTTTAGTTGGCCTGTTGGTTGTTCTGTAACTGTTGGCCGTACAGTAATTTTTGGGCGGCGAAATGTTGCGCCTGCACCTGGCATAGCGCGCGTTCCAATTGCTGTAACAAAAGGCCTAATAGGGTTAAGTCCGTCGTACACGCTGCCAGTAATAATTTCGGGCAAAATACCTGGCGTATCGGTGGTAGTGATGTTTGGCGCTGCAGCTTGAATTTTTGCGTTCATGTCTGCAAGTACGTTTCCGCCTTGCGTCATGGCCGAAATAAACTCGGCTGCGCTTGGCAATTTAAAAGCGCGGGGCTGTGCGTAAATAACAGGGGCTACGCTTGCGGCCTCGATAACGGCTGGGGTTTCTGTTGGCTGTGTCATGGTGTCTAACTCCTCGTTAGGTGTTTCGGTTTCTATATTATCTACTTCTTGTTCGTCTTGTGGGATACCCTGCGACGCTGCTACGCGGTCTACTGACGCGCCCGCAAAAGCCCCGTAAGGCACTAACGATAATTCTTGGAAATCGGCACTTTCTATAATCATTGTGCCTTTTTCGTCGTAACTAAAACGGGTTGGGTTAACGCCAACGCTTACCGCGTCTAGTACGCCGTCGGCTGCCAATACCAGCGCCTCGTTGCCTAAAGCCGTTTCGCTAATGCGAGCCTCGTACATCATGCCGCCAGGCGTATCTACCAAACTTGTAACAATTCCTACGGCCTTGGTGCTGTCATGGTTTAAATACATTTTTGGCATTTTTTCGCTTGCGTTTAAACTGCCTGGCATAAACATTACTTTTGTGCCGTCGTTTACTGTTGCCTCGACGTTGTACGGCAACGCTAGACCGGCAAGGGTTCGGCGTGGCATACCGTTAGGTTCGGCTGCGTCAATCTTTAAATCTTGTTGAACTAATTTAAGCATTTGGCATTACTCCTACTTCTTCAACTTCTGCGGGTGTGTCATATTCGGATAGATAGGTCTCGCTTAAATAATCCGATATTTCGAATTTACAATACGTACCACGGGGCAAAACGTTACCCATACTTAGCGTTTCTGCTATGCAATCCATAAACAATTTGGCGCCGAACATATACAAATCTTGGCGCGCTTGAGTGCTGTTTTGGTAACTGTAACTTCCCGTGGCGACGCCCAAAAGATACGGCGGGCAGTTTGCTAGGCGCGCAATTTCTAGCGCTTGGTATTCACTAGCTGCAACTAACATTTGTTTACTTGCGTCGCTGTTTGTTTCTGTGTACGTAACAAATTCGTTAAGAACAGCCACGGAATTTGTAAGCCTGGCAGTTTCAAACGACTGGCCCAGCTGTTGCAATTCCTCGGCGCTTAAAGGCTCGCCCGCCACCTGCCGCAATACGCCCGTAGGAAGCAAACTAGAACTGTTGCGTAGCCTTGCCTGCTCGAGCTTTAGTGATGTCAAAACAGCGTTAGGGCTAGTAAAAAGTAAACCTTGTATTGGGCTAATAAATTGCACTACGTCGCGGTGGTCAATAGGTAAACCACTAAACATTATTTGTTTAGACGGCGCAAAAAATACAGGGCCTGCCTGGTCTTGTGTTAAAACCATAGCGCTAGGCATACGTTGAAACGACTTAGGGTAGCCCGTACTATCGCGCTCGGTGACGTACAAAAAAGCTCGCTGGGTAAAAAACAAATCGTCAAATAACCATGCAAGCGTTGTGCTATTTGGTAACGACGGGTCTAATTGACGTGTCCAAGCGCGCGGGGCAATTTGAATTTGTTCAAGTTCGCGCGTTACAGGGTTCCACATTTCGTTATACATTGACAACGGCGTACAGCCAATAACTGACGCCAACAAATCGCGCGCCCTAGTAATAGCCGGCACGGCCATAGCACGTTGGCGGGTTGCGCCCTGGGTAAACGCATAAAAGTTATCGAGTTGTGACGCGCCAACATTTGAACCACTAGCCGCCGCTTTAACGGTAGTACCTATAGCGGCCTTGTTGACCTTGTTAAATAACGCCATGCGTTTAGTCTGCCATATCTGTTAAAAGTTTGGTGGCACTACCCACGGTGAAGCGGTCTATTCTTTTCCCGACGAAAAGGTAAGCCGTCGCGGATAGTGCCA